GGCTCTTAGAAGTCCTGAGAATGCGTAAATACGGCATGGAAAGTACTTATGACTTCGATGCTGATGTAAGAATGTTCTTCCTTGATGAGACAAATGTCCTTCAATACTATACGGAAGACCACCGAAACAACGTCATGTATCCAATGGAAAAGTTATGCGAGGAATTCCTAAACGTAGTGAACGAAGATGTAAGATTTGTGCGATATGACGATTACGAGTTAATCACTTTCAGCCGTTTCGGTACTGAGCGCACAGATGGAATGTTTGCGAACATTCTTGATGCTAATTTAAGTGGGGTTGAATTGAGGATTCGCTTGATTAAATACAAGGCGAATTGTATATGTTAATTTTTGTAAAACTTTTTAATACTTTAAAACAATGGCAATAGGTTGTAATTGCGATATGGGTTTATCTAACACAGGTAGACCAAATTGTTTGCCCTTACAAAGCGTAACGAGCAAACTTATTTTAGTGCCTCTACAAGACAATGCAGGTGCATATAACTACATTGATTTGACAGTGGCACTTCCTAACTGGACGGGCTTAGTCAACGATCCTGATGAGAGTCAGCGTTGGTATCCATTACCTGCATTCGAGAACGTGGAGATGCCGAAGGCGGAAACAGTGTTCGAAGAAGCGAACTCAGGGCGCATGGCTTACCTTCGTCAAGGGAAGCGATCTTTCACAGGCGAACTTTGGGCTTATGATGCAACGCCTCAATTCTTAGGGAAATTATCCTCCGGAAGATGCGTAGAATTCGGTGTTTACATCGTTGACATCAATGGTTCATTAGTGGGTAGCAAAGTGGGTGACTACTTATATCCAATCCCTGTGGACAATCAGTCATGGAATCCAACTATGATGTTTGCAACTGATTCAACAGTTCAAAAGATCATGTTAGCATTCGACTTCAATCGATTCTTCGATGAGTCAACCATGTGGATGATTACGGCAGATGAGGCAATTGACTTCAACACCTTGAAAGGTTTATTGGATGTTAATCTTATCAATCCTGTTCAAGTGGCTAACACTTCTATCCAAGTGGATGCTACCTTCGACTATGGAACTGCACTTAACCCATTGAAATTCAAAGGGGCAGTATTAGCAGATTTCTCGATCTACGATAACACCAACGCGGCAGTATTCCCTATTACCGCAGTGTCTGAGCCAGTCGATGGACAATACGTTTTATTGGCTTCCTTCGTTACGGGTGATTCGTATACTTTGAGTGTCGTTAAAACTGGATTCACAGGTTCATTAACTTTCACCGCAGTGTAATAATTCGGTGGTTATTGACACAAAAATTTGGGGTGTATTTTTCGAAATATGCCCCTTATTTTTACCTTCAAAATTGACAAAAATGGACTCAAAAAAGGGCAAAAAAAGTGGTCAAAATTGGGGTAAAAAATGGTGTTTTTTGGGTAAAAATGGCGTTATATTGAAATGCTCTGAGGCGCAAAATAAGCGCATCTAAGCGACTTTACCCCTTCTAACAGGTCGTAGGTCATTTTTTTCGAGAAGTGACGGATGCGCCATGAGACAGGGATTCCACGGAGGTAAAAATTTAATAAAAAATAGAAGAAATGAAGTTAATGGAGACAGTTTTAGGGCAACTTTTGAACAGGTCATCACTGATGTTAACCGAACAATATTTTTGGCGAAACGCCTTCAACGATCCTATCTTCAGGAAGTGGATTTTAGACCTCATCCGGAACGAACAATTATTCAAAAAAGGGATTGATATGGACGGGGACATCATTGGGTATTATTCTGAGTTTACCGAAAAAATTAACCCATTAAAAAAGGCAGGAACGCACTACACTTTAAAAGATACTGGAGAATTTTATGACTCCATGATAATCTATATTTATACTAATTACATCGAAATCGATGCTGATCCATTAAAAGAAAATGAACAGGGAGAAACTGAAAATTTATTTTACAAATATACTGAGGCAATCATCGGGCTTACTGACGACAACATGGACAAATTGGCGTACGAACTCCTCCGGAGATACCGAAACGAAATTAACAGGGTACTATCAGTCAATCGATGACCTTCCCCTGTTTAATTGGTTGCAATGTCTTGAAGGCAACATTCACTTTGTTAGGTGTGGCACAATAGGAACGCCTGAGAAGGACGAACAGGCATGGGAACGTATCCATGATGCCTATCTGAAGAAATACGGCATGACGAAGCACTATAAGGCGTTGATGAAGTTAATTCAGACAAAAGCGCAAATACAACTTGACTACATCCTAAACAAAGACAAGTTTTCACTAACTTTGTTAGAGATAGAGGAGGAGAATCTCAAAATAATGTTATCGAATAATGGGGTAAGCATGACTATCGAGCAGACCTTAGTCCATTTATCCAAGTTCGTAGGCTATTGGCTACGGGTGAAGGAGATTACAACAGGGGAATATTTTACTCTACTGGAAGAATTTAAACGCACAAATGACATAGAGCATGGCAAAAAGAATTAGAAGTACCGACCTATTCGAAAAGGAAGACATATTCGAGGGTATCAGGCAATCTGCAAAGAAAACAATCGACCAATTGCATTCACTTGATGCTGAATTCAAGAAGATAGCAAATTCAATGAAATCTGCAGTAGGTGGCGCAAAGTTCGATTCAACGAAATCGGTTAATGAATTCGTAAACGCTACACGACAAGCCAATAAACTGATGGAAGAATCCATCAAGATTGAACGCATGAAGGCACAAGCAGATGCCCAAATGCAAAAGGCGATGCAGGAATCAGAGAAGGTGGCACAACAACGGCTTAGAACTGAACAACAACAAATAAAGACCGATCGCGATAGGCAACGTGAACAGGAGCGATTAACGAAGCAATCTGAACGGGCGGCAAAAGTGGCTCAAGACGAGGCAAATGCTTACAAGCAACTTGAAAAAAACACAAGGGAGTTAAAGAATGAATCCAAGCGTTTAGGCGCAGAACTTCTGCAATTAGAAGCCAACGGGAAGAAGCACACTGCAGAGTGGCGCAATCTTCAATCGCAATACCAAAGGACAACTCAAGCAGCCCAACAGGGTGATGCTCAACTTAAAAAACTTGACAAGACCGTAGGAGATAACTTCCGGAACGTAGGAAACTACCGAGAGGCATTAGGAGGATTGCAGAATGCATTAGGTCAATTGGGGTTAGCGTTTACCGCAGGTAGCGTAATTCAAGGCGCATTCGGTATTGTTAAGGACTTCGACCAATCAATGCAGAATCTTGCTTCCATATTAGGCAAGTCAAGAGGGGAGATAGTTAAATTGGAAACCGATGCAAAGCGATTAGGGGCAACAACAAGGTTTACGGCTTCTGAGGTAGGAACGCTTCAAACTGAGTTATCAAAGTTAGGTTTCTCAGAGGATGAAATCCTAAACGCAACCGAATCAGTATTGAACTTAGCAGGGGCGACTGGAACTAACTTAGGACGAGCAGCAGAAGTGGCAGGAGCAACCATGAGGGCATTTGGAATCGATGCAAACAATATGCAACGGGTGAATGACGTAATGGCGAAATCCTTCAACTCATCGGCACTCGATATGGAGAAGTTCGCTGAATCCATGAAATATGTTGCGCCTGTGGCAAAGTCAGCAGGTATATCCCTTGAACAAACATCAGCGTACCTGTCAGTTTTGGCAGACAATGGTATTCGAGGTTCACAAGCAGGTACTTCCCTGCGAAGAATCTTTACCGACATGGCTATGACTGGAAAGGATGCCAAAGGTGCATTAAAGGAATTGAGCGAAAAAGGGCTTGACCTTAAAGACGCATTCGATGAGGTAGGACGAACGGCACAAACTTCGTTATTGATCCTGAGCGAGAATCAAGATAAGGTTGAGAAACTAAGCGATACATACAACCATGCGGCAGGGGCATCAAAAGCAATGGCGGACACGCAGTTAAATTCGATTCAAGGTTCATTATTCCTACTGACTTCTGCATGGGAAGGGTACTTATTGAAAGTTAATGACGCTACGGGTGCAGGTACTTCCTTCACAAAAGCGATTCGCTTTTTAGCCGACAATCTTGAATTGATCTTAGACACTTTGGTATCGGTTATCAAGATATGGATTCGTTACCAAATCATAGTCAAATCGACCTTACTGTACAACAAATTGATGGCTTCTTCATTCATGAACTTAGCACGAAGCGTAGGAGGTATGAAGGGGGTATTAAATGGCATTGGTCAAGCATTCGCAGGATTGGGGCGAATGATTCAGCAGAACATAGTGGGTATCGCCTTAGTGGTTATTGCTGAGATTGCAATGCAAATGAGGGCAGCAGGAGAAGGTACGCGAAAACTTGTAGCAGCACAGGAAGAACTGCGTTCAGCAACTGACACAGTCGCAGTGAACGTACACAGGGAAAAAACTGAACTCAAATTGATGTTCGATGCCCTATTGGAAACGAATCAAGGTTCAAGGGAACGAAGTAAATTGATTACCGACATCAATAACAAGTACGGAACAACATTAAAGAATCTTTCTGATGAGGCAGCCTTCGTGCGTCAGGCAAGGCAAGAATACACAAAATTAGACCAACAATTAGAAGCGAGAGCAAAACAGGAAGGGGCAAGAATTCGATTCGAAACTACTCAGCGACAAATGGCTGAGGCAAGAGCAG